CCCACTTTCAGGCTGTCATATCAGACTAAACGGTGATGTTATAAGAGATTGCTGACGCTTCCGTATCACGCTGCGTCAGGCCAAATCTCATCAAAGCCACGATCTCGGTGGCGTCTGCGGCTGCTACGCGGGTCGTTTCGATGGTCATGCGACGACGCCAACCAAACAACCACTGATCCCAACGAACGGCTAGGATTTGCCCCTTCGTGTTGTTGCCAGCCGTGTCGGCGTCAACCGCGCCGGCCGCGTTGGACAAGCCGGTTCCGCTGATCTTGCACATGTGGGCGCTCAGGTATTGCGGATAGCCCCAGACCTTCGTCAGCAAGCCGCCCTCGATGGTGGCCCCGGTGAATACGTCCTGGGTCTTAAACTCGGCCAATTGCAGGGCCTTCCAGTGCGTAGACGGGTCGATGATAAACGCGACCTTGTTGCGGTCGAGCGCGTTCTTACCCGCGCTGCCCATGAGCTTGACCGTTTCCAGCCAGTCCTCAACCGTCAGCGCCGCACCGTCACGGCTGTTGGCCGTGGTGGTAATCAGCGGAGACTTGCGGAATCCGTTCACCGTCAGGAAGTATTCGTAGCCGGTCGGCGTGGTGTCAATTGCATTGATGTTCGTGCTGGCTCCCGTGGCGGTGTCACCGTCGATGACGGCCGCTTCTACGTACTCAGAACCGGACACGACAAGCTGTCGCTGCAATTGCGGCACGTAGGGCAATACGGAATCTTCTTCCATCTCGCCCGTCCAGAGCACACGAGCGCCCAGCTTGGCAAGTGTCATGGTCTGGTTATCAGTGCCCATCGTGGAGGCGGTCACGGTGTTGGTCACTACGCCGCCAGGATTCGCACTAATGCCGCTGGACTGCCCGACCTTGTACCAAGTCGGGTCAGTGCCTTCCAGTGGGATAACCACGCTCTCAGCACCGGCCGGCACTTCCATTTGCGGCAAGTTGTTCAGTACAAATGTTTCGTGTCGAATGGCTTCCCACAACTGCCCAGAATAAGCAACGCCAACCCATTCATCGCCGTAGTTGGCAAGGGTTGACTGCGCGATTTCATTGGCCTTAACGCCAGCCATCTTCATGGCCGTGGCTGCAACTTGCAGCGGTGCGCTGTCACGCACCTCTTCGGATTCCAGGCGCATCGCCAGCGCCTTATAAGCCGCATCGGATACGCCACGGCGCGAACGGCCGTTGCGCTTGGCAGATGCCAGCGTTTCGATCAAGAAGGCGATGTCGCCAGCGCCCACGTTGTCATATTTCCAATGCTTAGTGTCCAGAATCACATTAGGGGCGCTCTTCTCGGCCACGGCCGGCGCGGGTTGCGGCTTATTCTCGATAGCCTGCAAACGCTCGGCCAATGGCTGTACCAGCGCCTTGATTTCCTCAAGCGTCACCGCAGGCGGGGCTTGGTATACGTTGTTAATTTCCTTAACTTCCTCAGTCATTTTCTTGTCCTCATTAGGTTCGATTATTGTCGGTGTCTCATCTTCACCCGCCGCTGCCTCTTGACCGTCGCTGTCCTGGGCGACCTCTGCAAGCATGGCCTTAAGGGCCGGGTCTGATTCGACTAGTGCTTTCAACCGCGCGACGCCGACCGTTCTCGGTTCGGCGGGCGTGGGTGTTAAACTGTATTCATAGACGGGCCACGACTTAATAACGCCGCCCGACCGGCGCGTAAGGTGCGCAACGCTACCGCTTGACCAGCCCAACGCGCCGGCTTCGATGAGTTTGATCACCTCCTCGGCGTATGCCGTCGCCCGGTCTAGCTGGGCCTGCACCCAGATACCAACATCGTCAATGCGCTCTTCAATGGTTTGCCCGATGACATGCTGCACCGCGTCGTTCTTGGTGTGGTCGTAATAGACGGCCTTAACCGGCACGCGCCCAAGTTGGTAATCTGTGTCCGGCGTGAAAGTCTCCCCTTCCAGGTCCCGCCCGCCGAATATAACGCCGTAGCCGCCGACCACCACCGTGTCGTCTGCCTGCTCAAGTATCTTGACTGCCGTTGTCTGTTCGCTCATAAGTTCTAATCCTTCCCAACAAAAAAGGCGACGCATCAATTAGACGCATCGCCCGGTGTTATCAGGGGGCTTATTAGGTTGTCGCCCGGTGGCTGGGCCAGGGGGCTTGTGTTATAGGCACATTATACCACGGCCCGCGCCGCTATTTCAACGCGCACGCTCCCGTTGCGGTATTGACTGTTCCATGCCCAGCATACGCTCAAGCGCCCGCAGTTCGGAGATGAGCGCACGGCGGCGCTCCACCATCCACATGCGTACCATATCGCCCGGCACTTCCTCAGCGGCTTCCATGTCTATCTGCCATTCTGGTTTCGGTTCTGTCATCAACCCCCCTATCTATTCAACTCGCGGCGCACTACTACCTCAAACTTGCGGGCTATCTTGTCGGCGTTCTTTTCGAGCGCCTGCTCTGTCGTGCGCCATCCTGATTCCTTGTGAAATGGCTGTTGCCAGTCGCCTTGCGTGAAACGCACGCCGGGCCTGTTGTTGCCGACCACGCCGCGCACGCCGTTGCTTTGCATCCGCACTTCATACGTCCACGCTTTGGCGCTGCCGGTACGCTTGTACCCGCCCGCCTTCGTGGTCTGTATCTCGCCGCTGCTGACCTTTGCCCAGTACGCCCGTTTCTGTCCCGGCGTGGCAAGGCGGCTGAACGCGCCCGCCGACTTGCGCGGTGCGGTGGCGAGCCAGTCTTGCAGCAGCGCCAATGATTCCTCCATCGGGTCATGCAGCACGCGCTGAAAGTCCTCTAGCTTATTCAGCTTGCGGCGTAGTTGGTCTAGGCCCTGGATTTCCATCTATTTCCATTTCCCCGCTAGCTTCTTCCCAATAACCACCGCTAAAAATCTCTATACCGGCGGGGGTAAAAAGCCCCTGTTTCTTGTCCAGCAAATACCCCCGCACATTGATAGACATATCCGGGCGCTTAACGTCTGTCAAAAAAAACCTATCTACCCCTTGCGTTGCTTGTATGTATAATTTCATTCTGTCACTCTCTATGGTACGATCTTCACCCCAGCTTTAATTAATACATCAACTACTTGAGGGCTTAGAACTCCGTATTTACCCAGCGTCACGCTCTCAATATCCGCAAGCGTGACATCCCCAAACACTTGCGCCTCAATATAGCCCACCGTGTTATTAACCTTTTTAATTATGCTCTCGGCCGATTCGTCAGCAGAAAAATGAAAATTGTCTAACACTCTGCTATTTCTAGATAGCGCTGCCCGATGAGGTGCGAGCACGGGGGCTGGAACCATATTACCTTCGTAGGACGCGGTCAATGAGTCGCCAATAGAAAACGCGGAGCGTCTTCGAGCATTTGGCTTAAGTGTAATTGCAAGGTCTCCATACTGTTGCACCCCACGGGGGACAACCCCCGGCGTTGTAACATAGCCATAAACAGGATATTGAGACGGGGCGCTTCCGCTTGGTATTCCAAAAACAACCTCCTCGGCCTTGGCGCGGTATGTATTGTTAAGAATGCCCTTAGACGTTCCTGTAGCGTGCTGATTCAGAAAGCGCTGTTCGTCACCCAAAACCATTTGGGGGAACACATTACTTGGCACTTGTATATTTACGATGCCCTCATCTTTAATCGCTGAATTAATCCTGTCCACTTTTTCTCCCTGTTCTATGGAGAATTGTTTTTGAGACAGAACCTTTTTTAATGTCGCTTCGTTTTGTGGGACAAAAACAGCCACCTCTGAAGCATCGCCGCGCTCCACCACCGGCCCCAGCCCGAACTGCCCCAGCCCCGTCTCGCGTTCCTCAGCGCCTTCCACCACCGGCGTGATCCAGCACCGGCAGTTAGGATGCGCGGGCGGTTCGCTCATGACTATGTTACCGGCCCGGAACTCTTCGTTAAGCCCAGCCACGACATTGTGCAGCGGCCCGCAGGTAGGACAAACCACCTCATCCACGTTCGTATTCCAGCGCCGTTGCTTGATGACCTTTGATTCCTTCCACGCCGCCATGTTACCCTCAGCGTAGGCGCGGGTGGTTTCGGTGACGGCTATCGTGCGGGCGCGGTTGAGGCCGAACGGCCCGCCCGGCTCGGCTAGGCGCTTGGCAAGCTGGCCTATACTTTCGTTGTTGGTCGTCCAGTCGGCCACGGTGTCGGCTACGCGCTGCCGTGTCGTGTCTGTCACGCCGCGAATGAGTTGCGCCCCGAACCGCCGCGCCCATCGTTCAGCGGCCATGTTCGCAAGTTCCCAGTCAATATCAAAGATACCCTTGCTGATACCTAACACGGCCGTTTCAATCTGCCTGCGGCCAAAGCCAGCGCCTTCCAGGGCAATGTCACGCAGCACGGCGATGATAGAATCATAGAACGGCTGATACACGTCACGCTGCCGGATACGCGACACGATGAAGGCCGCGTTGTCAGCCGTCATGCCGCGCGTGATGTCACGCCGCCATTTGTCCAGCGCCGCCGCTATGCGTTCCTCTGCGTCCGCTTCCATGCGGCGCATTTCGCGCTTGGGCGGGTTGATGACCTCAACGGCCTTGAGGCTATGGGTATTCGCGCCAATCATGGGCGACTATCTCGCGTTCAATTTCTGCCGGTGTCAGCACGTCGCTTGTAAACGGCCGTTTCAAGTATGTGCCGTTCTCAATGAACCGCTGCAAACGGTCAAGCTCCACCGCCTTCGTGTCCGGCATCTGGTCGTCCTCTTCATCCGGCATCGGCTGCGGTAGAAACTGCGATGGCGGTTCCGGCTTGTCGGCCAGCAGCGGCCCGTCGTAATCTTCGGGAACGTCAAAGCCCAAGATAGCCAGCGCCGCAAGCGGGTGTACCGTGCCAGCCACAAGGAAGCTGAACGCCTGCGCCCGCTGCGTTTCCTCTTCCTGCATGACGGGCAGTTCATTCATGCGAACGTCAAGCGTGATACCCGTCGCCATGATGTCCGCGTCACCGTTGATGACCTCGGCAATGTCAGCGAACCGCTGCGCCATCGTCTCCGCAAAGCCTATCTTGTCGCTCACGGCCGTGGCGTAGTTTGCCGCGTTACTCATGACGATGCTTTCAGGCACTTGCATACGGGCAAGAATGGCTTGCCGATGGCGGGCCACGGTGTCCATGAGCGCCAGGTCGTTGGGCGTGATGGACAACGCCTGCACCGTCACGCCCTCACGTACGGCGATGGTCTTGATTTCACGCGGGTTTCTCATGCTGTTGAAGATGCGATTGAAGCGGCTCTCTACCCGTTCTTGCTCCACCGCTGGCGTACCAGCCGGCACGTTGATGAGCATGTAGGGCAAGCCGCTGCCCTCAAAGAAGCTATCTTCCATCCGGGCAATGTTGTACAGCGTTTCGGCATTCAGCCGCACGCCTTCCAGTGGAGCCGGGTCGGGGCGTAACTCGCCCATGCCCTCGCGGCTGAACCATAGCACATCCTGCGCGGCCAGCGGGTCACGCTTGCCGGCCTTGCCCTCACGCCAGAAACGCACCACGCCGTCCTCATGCGTGGCCGTCTTCCAGTCCGGCTCAATCTTGTCCGGGTCAAGCCAGATGAGGCGCAGCAGCTTGCCGCCGGCCGTCCGCAGTTTGTACACGAACGCGCCGTTGGGCTTAATCTGCAAAGCTTTGTCAATCTGCCGGAACAGCGTGGCCTCGGAGATGGTGAACGGCGCGTCTTCCAAATCAGTCTCACCGCGCACCCATGCGTGCGGGACGGACAGCAGCGTGTCGCCGCGCCGAGCCAGCGCCGCAGATGTCCACGCTTCCTTGCTTGCCAACTCATCGGCCGGCACTTGCTCATCAAAGCCCAGCATAGCAAGCCAGTTGAACTCCGCGCCGCTGTCGGCCACGTCGATGGCCTTGATTGCCCCGCCGCGCTGCAAGTATAGGCCCGGCTTCAAATCCCCGTAATCAATCCCGTAAGTTTCCATCCATCACCCCTACCAAATAATCAGCGGGCCGCCATCAATGGGCCATAATGCGCTGCCAATGTATCTCAGGCTATCCAAAACGTGATACGTGCTCTTGTCGGCTATATCTGCCGTGGGTTCGCCCATGTCGTCTAGCTTGCGCGAATAACTTAGCAGCTCGTCCAGCAGCATCGGGCAAGTGTCCATCACAAAGAACTCGTCACGCTTGATTGCACCATAGACGCGGTTGATGCCAAGCTCCACGGCTGACACGGGC